AAACACAGGTTTCTTTTGTGTGGCATCTTGATATTCAACCCCTACCAGAACGCCAAGGGCTTGCGTAGTGCCGCCACTTGTAGCTCCAGCTTGGTCTATGACGCCTGCAGCAGTTGGAACACAAATGCTTCCGTTAAAAATAGCATTAGTGTTGTTACTAGCAATTTCATACTGAGTAACACCGGTGCTGTTAGCACCGCTTCCTACAAGACCTACAGGACGAAGACCAAAGGCAGTTTCTGAATTTGCCATAGTTTATGTCTCCATTCTGTGCGGCCCTACTTCTTTGGGCCGCCAAAAGTTACACGAGTTTGACGTTCAGGTTTACTGATCGCCATGGTTGGGTGAGCGTTTTCTCGCAACATATCACTTTCGACAGCTTCCATTTGATCCGCGTTTCGTTGAGCAAAATACTCAGCGCGTTCCTCCACAGTCTCAAGCGGTATACGTGCAAGCATTAATCCACCAATGCCAAACACACCCTCATATTTACCTGATTCAATTACCGGAGATTCAAAATCTGGATATTCGTCCTGACGAACAAGCTCGTAGCCTTCTCGCAATCTTGCCGAAATATTCTTGGTGTCATCAAAACCCCTCACTTCGGCGCGTATCCAACGATGTTTGAAACCCTCTGGTGCAGGCGGTGCCTCTAACATGGATGGGGGAGCCCAAGGTTTACGCCGTCCCTGTTTCTCCCTCGTCGCTGCTTCACGGGAAGAACGTTTGGTGCCCTCAAAGCTTTTTTTCTCTGTTGACATTCAAATCACTCCTTCACGTATTTCGCGTATTCTTCAAGCGGCACTCCCAATTTTTTAGCAATTGCTACTTGGGTCTGGGAGAGTCGGACCCTTTTACTGTTGCGCCCAGTTTTAGTGGAGCGTGAAACACCAGCGACGTTCTGGGCGGGTTTGCGGCTAGTGTCTTGCTCTTCTCCAAATTTATGCGGGAACTCCCGCTTAATTCTAGAGTCTAACTCATTGTAGTAGTCATCTGACTGAGGGTCAAACCCCTCATCTTCAATTAATTTCTTGTGAATCCCAAAGGCTGCAAAAGTCATTGCCTCATCGTTTCCAAACCAAGAGTTCTTTTCGGCCCACTGCTCGGCTTTAGGATCAGGTCGCTGCGGGGCGGCTTGTGCTTGCGGCTGTGCTTGGGGTTGAGGAACAGCTTGCGCTTGGGGCTGGGGCGGCGCTTGTCTTTGCGCTTGAGCATAGTTGTTAGATGCAATCGTCACATCGGTCAAAGCTTTTTGAGCCGCCACTGTGCCGTCTGCATCTCCTAACTCTACGGCTCTTTTAAGCGCGGCCTCGGCTTGTTCCCTTTGCAAATCAAGACGTTGGCCGTGTTCTGCCATAAACCCTTGATCTAAATTTTGCATTCTTTGACGAATCTTCTCTGCTTCAGCCTGCACTTTTTGCGCATAACTAATGGATTCATCACGCTCTCGCTCGGCCTCACGCATTTTTTTAGTAAGGCGATTTATGCGTTTTTTGACAGATTCGCTGTATTGCTCTATTTCAGCATCATCTGAAGATTGATTTGCCGAGGATTCCGGCTCTTCTTCTATCTCTAGAGAAGTTTGTGAAGGCGTTTCCTGGGGTTGCTCTAACTCTACTTCCGTTTCTTCAGCATCTCCCACATCTAACTCAAATTGAGTATCTTCCGCAGCATTAGCCATGCTGTATTCCTCCGTTACAGACTAAGAATATCTTCTGGATCATCGATGGTAGCCAGTACTTCATCATCGTTCAAAATACGGCACTCACCACCCTCTATACGAAACCTAGACCCCGCGTATCTAGCAAAAACCACCCATTGCTTTTCCTCGCACCATGGGCCGTCTGGAAACTTTTCCGGGTCTTTGTAGCACAGCGGCCCTTGTTTCACGACATAACCAACAACCGTTTGTATTTGCGTGTCATCCAAGACTTTATTAGGAATGTAAATGCCGCCTTCTGTTGTTTCTTTACCACGATACGGAAGAATCAACATGCGCCAGCCTGTAGGCTGTGGCATACGGTCTAAAAGACTTTTGTCCACCGCCTCGGGATCAAGGACTTTTGGGGTAGGGGTTTTATAAAGAGATTTTACGCCTTCTGCGGCGGTTTCTAAATCTAATTCTTCTGCTGCATCAGTCATCTAGTTGCTCCTGTTTTTCTAGCAGGCCCGTGAGTTCCTGTAATACAAAATTCAATGCCGATATTTCACCCATCAAATTTTGATACTGCTCCATTGATTTAACACCGTTGTTTTCTAATAACTCTAAAACTTGTAATCGGCGTCCTTTAATCGTTTTTTGAATAAATTGCGCTAATTGTAACGAATCCACATGCGCTCCGTCTTATACAATCGTATCTATATATCATGTGGGTATAAAAACAACAAGTCAATATGTCCAAACCACAGGGGTTGATTCCCTAATATCTACGTGAACAAAGCTTTTAGCCACACCAATGCCGCCAAAACCTAAAGTCAACGCTTTTTCTATAATTGTTCGCCGTTGAACCCCATCTACAACCCGCACATCAGCAGCAATACCTTCTGAGTGTTTTCCCGGGGCAGCTTTGGCCGCTTCAATGCTGTGTTGTGGCGAGCGATATCCAGATGTAATAGTGAAAGGAAAACCACACAATTCTCTTAATTCGTCCAAACGACGAATAAACTCAGGTGTTATTTCGTTTTCACCCGTTTCCTGACAAACAAACTCTTGCTCTGTAAAGTATTTGTAAGTCACTCTTTTTTGCCCAAAAATAGACCAAACGCACCCGTTAAAGCCCCTGTCATTACGCTGACTAATGCAGCCTGTTCAGGGTTAGGGTCAGGAAGACCCATAAACCACTCCACTGTTCTATATGTCATGCCAATCATGGCAAACATCAATATCCTGGGAATGATTCTCCACGCATTAAGCTGCTCGGGTGTCATCTTCTTTTCCTTTTTTACCCCAATAAACCACTACGAAAGCCTCGCACTTGGGGCACGATAAGTTTGTAACTATCGTGTGTTCTTCATCTTCCTCTGAAATGTCGTGATCAGCGCCCCAAATTAGTTCTGATTGACAGGCATAGCACTTCATTTTTCGCGAGCTACCTGTTTGGTCTTCTCAAAGGTACGAAGACCACCGAGGCCGAGCATCCCAAGCAAAACAGTAAGAAGGCTTTCCATTTCAAATACAGGTAACGGAGGGGCCTCCACACCAGCAAATGTGATGACAAAAACAGCGATAGGCTGCCCAACAAAGTGCCAAGCCAAAGCAACCCCGCAAGTCCACCCAACAAATGGCCGCCAACCCGCGACAAACATAGATTTATGCGCCGCTTCAGCTTTGTTGATTTCAATCTGACCCTTTGCAAGCTCTTGGGCGTGTCGTTCTGACATGGTTGCAATTTCATGCGCAAGCCTCGCTTTTTCGTCAGCATCCGGTATGAACTTGTCAAGCAGCCCCGTAACCGGGCCAATCAGTGCTTGTAGCATCAGAACCCCTTTTTATGCGTTAGTGAATCGTGAGCCTCGCAAAGCTGCTCCCATACCCCGTTTTTTGCCGGTGGTTACCTTGGCAAACATCGTGTCCGGGGTCTTTTCTTCTACCGCTTGGGCATAAGGAATAGAACCTTGGCCATCAATAACTGCCTTGTTTACAGGCTTGGGGGGATCTTTAGGTGGCGCACCGTTAACTTTAACTTTCATATCAACTACCTCGTTTCATCAATTCACGTTCTAAAGCCGCATCAATGCGAGCCTGCGTCTGTCGTTCCTGACTAGCCAGACGTTGCTGGAACTCCGTCTGCTTATTAGCCATTCGCTGTTGATCAAGCTGCAATTCGGCCTGATCCATTTGAGCATCTCGCTGATCCTTCTGAGCCTCCAACTGTAGCTCTTGTTGCTTCAGCTGAATCAACGGATCTCCTTGGTTTTGACCCGTAATCTGAGCAGTAAGCTGTTTCAACTTGGCAAACTCTTGCGCATTCATCTGTGCAATCATAGATTCCAGCTGTAGCTCCATATCCGGGGTCAATGCTTGACCACCTGTTTGCTGCAGCATCTGTGCCGTAGCCATTTCCTGACACTTCAGCTTCACATGCTCAATAATGTGCTTCTGTAACGCAATAGCGGCCTGCGGCAAAGCTTGTATAGTTGGCGAAGTAATAAATATCAAGTGCGCTTGTATATGCGCATCGTGATCTTGACCTTCAAAAGCTTTCAACTGAACCCCGTCCAAGGCATCCATATTTTCCTGCGCAGGATCTTTTGGTATCGGATCATCTGAAGACGGCGCTATCAATATCTTATCTACGTCATTGACACCCAAAGCCTCATACATGCGTCGATACGCTTCGTGCATGTCATGCATCTGCGGGGCTTGCATGGCCATCTGCAACTGCGACTGCGCCAGAGAAATACGCTGTGCTTGTGAGAATGAGTTGGGATTTGATACCGGAACCACATCTACCCGATCATCAAAGTCCTCTCGCATGATAGAACGGTCACCGCCCGCTACCGCATACGGATATTCCTGCGGCAGGTACTCAGACATGACCCGGGCTAGAGCCTTGAACTCCTGCCTCATGCCATAGTGCAGTCGTTTATGCACCGCACTCATAACCCGTGAGCCTTGCTCCAACAGAGCTACTGTAGTGCCCACAGCGGCCTGTTGGTTGCCATCCCCTACCTTCATGTCGGTTATAGTCGCAAAACGTCTACCAGCGTCTACCACGAAGCCTAGCAGTTGAAACAGAGTCGTATCTGGCCCTTTAAACGGTAAAGGCATCAAAGAATCACGGATAGCGCCCCCTGGGGCATCTACATCACGGAACTCCCCGGGCTGTAACGGCTCTTCATCGTCCCTGACCCGTAGGCCACGGGCCTTGAAGCCTGCCGGTAGATTGGACAGCGTACCCGCATCAATCAACTGACGCAGTGCTGCAGTGGCTGTGCGAGACAAACCACCAATGGTGTGAATCAAACCAAGGCCATAAAACCCAAACCCGGGCAAAAACTTGTAATGAACAAAGTAAGGTATCTTTTTCCTTCGTTCATCATCTTCGCGAAAGTTGCGGCGAACAGACAATACTTGGCCGTTATCTTCGCTTATTGTGACGATATACGGTATTTTTATACCTGTAGGCTCGCCATCTTCCCCCATATCTTCAAAGCCTTCCAAGTCCAGATTGACATGGCACTCCAGCAAAGTGCAGTCATAATCCAGATTTCCCGGCTCCATACCCTCTAATTTACTCATCTCGTCAACAACTTCGCTGTCGTTGCCCTGAGACGGAATAACCGGTATGTCTCTATAAAACCCCATGACCTGACGAATGCGCAGATCATTCAAAGTCATTTTTACAACCTGCGTGATGTTTTCACACGAGTCTAAATCGCTGGCACCATACGGCACCACAATGTCTTCCGCAGGTACAAACTTACTGACGGCGCGATCCATCGCCTCGTCGTAATATACTTTCTTGAACGTAGACCCCGCCAAAGGCAGATAAAACAACATCTGGTCAAACTCTGGCGTGTACTCCTCCATCACATTCGTGATGTAGTAGTTCATAAACTCTTTGACACGAAACGCTTGCGATTCATTGTCTCGGGTCTTTTCGCCAACAATCTGCGTCCTGACCGGACCCGAAGGCGGCAAAAGCTCGTTAAACGCCTGTGCCTGAAACTGCGTGGCAGCTTCCGCCAAAAGCGGGTGTGTTACACCGGTAGCGCCCCGGAAAGGCATCGTCCGCTCTTCATAGGTGTAGCCCAAAAGCTCAAGGCCCTTGGAATACGCATCTTCCCACTCGGAACGCGATGCTTTGTTCGATTCAAAATCAGATAAAAGCTCAGAAGACAAAGACGCTAGTTCTTGGTCACTTAACTCTTCAGAAAGGTTACGGTAAAAATCGCCGTCATCTATCCCCATCATCTCTTGAGGGTCTAGATCAATCACCACGCCACCATCTTCCTGGGGCTCAATTTCTATACCGTCAGGCAGCACTTCATTGACTTTGCCAACAAAAGTGCCGGGGGCCGCGATCTCTATGTCTATTTCCATCTCCTCTTCAACAGACTCCGGCCCCATGGCCGTACTGTCCATCAAAGAAGTCAACTGGGCTATGTCATCACCATTAGCCATTAAGCTCTCCTAATGAGCGGGGCATAAGAGCCTACGCCACGTCGCGCATCATCATACCCTTGGAACATATTTGTTGCCACGGGAGCCATGGAAGCCACCCCACCGCCCATGGCATACGTAGGTATTGGCTTACGATACATTTCTTTAATTTCGTCACTGAGCGGCATGTAGTAAACAGGGAGGTCTGATGAATAACCTACGGCCTCCATTGCTTCATCGCTCGCAAAACGTAAACCTGCTGTCTCAAGCGTCGTGCCATTGCGCTTGGCATACTTTTTTACATACGGAGCTAAGACATTGTCGTAAAACTTAAAATCACGACCATAACGCGCTTTTTGCAGATAATCTGGGGTAAACGCTACCCCATCCAAGCCTTCTTCAACAGCTTCCCTGACCAATCTTCTAAACGACAATTCGTGCCAATTGTCTTTAAAAGCCGCATCTGGTACTAATTGGCCGTAAACTTTTTTCTTGGCGTAGGCTCTTATTTCTGCATCCGAAATGTCGTATTTTTCTTTTAACTTTAAAAAATAAGCCTCACTTAAATTTCGTGGAAAATAGCTTTTTGGTCTACCATCGCCTCTAAACGTTCTTTTTAATTCTTCTGCGCTCATTTCAAATGAGCCATCGCCGTATGATGCATCTTCTTTGAGAACTTTGTGCATAATTTCAGCAGCTTCGTCAAGGAAGGCAGATTGGTGTTCTTGAACAAGCTTTTCTAGAGCAAGCTCTTCCAAAGCTGAACCCCCAATTATTTTTCCGGATTTTTTGCCTTGAGCATCGGGGGCCTCCATTTTAAGCAAATCCCTTATCTCCTTGTTAGCACGTTGGTGCCAATCCGATTGAATTTCATCAATAAACAAAACTTCAACAGGCTCTCCGTTTACACGGATAGTGCGGGTGTTAAAACGCATGTGCGCAAAAGTGTTTTCGGGCAGCCTGTCATGCAAGCCAACGGTAGGTCCATCTGCTGCAGTGCCTGTTAAAGGGTCCGTTTGAGTTACAAGCGCCAAGGACCGTGGGTCACGAAGTTGAGCTTCTGGCGCTAGTTCAAAATCATCATTGCTGCTGCCCGTAGTGTATGAGGTAGGATAAAAATTATTTTTACCTTCCTCATCTACTAAAAACTTTTCATATACAGGCACTTCTCGTTCATACAACCGCTCCCTTATTTCACTTTTAGTGACCGATTTGTTGTTAATCAAAAAAACTTCCAGGCCCGAATACAAAAGATCTTCTTGTTTAGCGCCCGCTTTTTTAATGGCCGCTAAGAATTGATTGCCCGTGCCTCTTTCTTGCGGAAGGTTTTCAACTATGTCAAATAAAGGGCTTTGGTACTCTATTGTAAACTTTGGAGGACGCCCCAAATCGCCCATTAAATTGCCAAGATAAATCGGATATCTATCCAACTCTTGCATACCATAAGCTTTTATTACATCGCGCTTATACTCATCTGCGTCATCAAAGAGACTGTCATAACGCATTGCATCTTCACGCCGCGCTGCTAACTCTGACGAGGTTCCCTCTTCTATCGTGGCGGGATACCTTAATTGAGCAATTCGATATTCGTCCATTGGAGAAAGAAATTGCCTTGGCCCGCTCCTGCCCTGTGGATATTCAAGGCTTGTTTTAAGCTCAAACGCCCTGTTTATCGCGTCTTTTGCAGCCTCACTTTGTTGCTCTAAAGGATTAAGCGACTTGGGTCTAACAAACCCTTCTTTTTGAGAAATATAATCTTGTATAGCTAAAGCAAACGCTGCTTTGGGGTTGCTATAGACTAAAGGTTTGTGAGTATTGTCTCTTACGTTAAAACGACTTTGTATATAAAAAGTAGGGCTACGGGGGTCATCCAAATCCTCGCCCGTCCGCTGCGCCTCTGACCGAATCGCCGCAACCGCCGCATCTGCTGATGCATACAAAGTGGGGATTGCTTCTGGAAGCACTGCTAAAATAGGGCTTGTGGTGTTTTCCCAAAGCGGACTACTGGCGTCCAAAAATTCAATTCTAGAATTTAAAAATTCTGGGTAAGCCTCTAAAACGTTTGGAAAATCTACATAATCTGGAAACTCAAGAACAGTCATACTGCCGTGTACACCACCAGTACGATTTATAAGCTCTTCAAATTTAGAAGTGTCTAAGCCTCCTTCGCCGACAGGGTCTATAAAAACACCCGGCTTGTTTTCCGTAAGACGAATTGCGCCCGTCTTGCGATAAACCGCTGTTTCTCTGCGACCATCATCGAACATCTCTTCTGCTTCTTTTGCGGCCTTCCCAACTGGACCTTTTGCTTTTGAGCCGCCCATAACCCCTAAAACAACGCCGCCTTGGTCAACCACTTTAGGCATAGTCAAAGCTGAAGCAGGGGCCATGAGCGTAGGTGCGGCAAGAAGAACCTCTGAAGAATCTACAACGGACCCTGTTTGGGGGTCGTATACTTGCTCCTTACCCTCCATGGCGGCTTGGGTTGACATCTGAGCGCGGCGAGATAACTCTGCGGGAAGTTCAGGAAGTGAAGCTATGCCTCGTAAGAAAATCTCTCGGGCCTCCGGATCACGGACAAGACCTTTGAAATTCATAAAAGCTTGCACCGCTTGCGGTACAGCAAACTCGGCCTCGCCATACTGACCGGGCGTTACCGTTCTATCTACATATACTTGCCCATCTGGGCCAACATAAGAGTCTGAAAAAGTTTCTTGGTAGGGTTCTATGACCTCCCGGCGAACAGGAAGCAGTGGACTTAGCAGCTGCCCAATGCCCGAACCTTCCGGACCTACGCCGTAAAGATATTCTTTTTCAGCCTCACCGCCGTCAGACATGTATTCCATGCCCGCTCTTTTTGGGTTGCGTTTGTTTGAAGAAACGCCCTTTGAAGGACCACTTTTGTAAACAACACCACCCGTACCGCCCGCGCCGCCGCCAGAACCTCCTAACATACCGGTATTCATAGATAAGTTGGCAATACCGGTGTCCAGTGTTCGATTTACTTCACCGGCTATTCCACCGCGTCCACTCTGAGCGATTTCTATTAACTTCAGGATGGCAAAGTAATCTGAAAGCTTGTCCATTATCGGGCCATGGGCATGATGCCCGTCTGCATCGTGGGCCGTGGTGCAACTTTCGCAAGATTGCGACGAAGCGCCGCTTTAGAACGGCTGCGTAAAAATGACTCCAGGCCCTGACCGCTGTTGGCCTCTAGGTTCATGCCGTCAGTAAGTCCAACAATGCCGCCTGTGGCAAATCCTGTCTTATAAAAGTCTTCAAAAGACATTCTTGGCTTGTCTTCTTTTTTTACAGAAGAAGGGTTTTGCACAGTGCTTAATATATTAGTAAACGTATTAGCCGGACTCTGAGCCGCTGCTGCGGCTGCCGCCGCCTCTGCTGCGTTTTTTTCTTCTATGGCTTGTAGCGCGGCTTGTGTTGAGGTCAAACCGGTTGGTCCAACCGGCACACCATCTTCGTTTGTTGTAGCGACGGTCTGCGTAGTAGTGTCTGCGACGGTCTGCGTGGTGTCCACCGGAGTGGTCACAGACGTAGTAGTGTCTGCGGGAGCAGTACCCGTAACGGTCTGCGTAGTATCAGTCGTTGTGTCTGCGGGAGCAGCACCCGCCACACTAGAAGCAAAGGCCAAACCCTCTGGTGAGTTTTGTATGGCTTGGTCAATATCAGCCAAGCTCATACCCGAGTTGACCCAATTCATTACATATTCTTCAGCGCCCTGACGGCCCAAGTTTTTTTGGTATAGGTTTTGAACAGACTGTAAGGTGACAGCAGGGGCCGTGGGGGTTACTGCGGCAACCCCCGTGGTTGCAAAGTTTTGGGCTTCTGCAGACGCTGCAATTTGAGCTTCTACGTCTGCCAAACTCATACCGGAGTTAACCCAGCCCATTACAAATTCATTATTGCCGGGATCACGACCTAAATACTGTTGGTAAAACCCTCGTACTTTTTCCGGCGTTACCGCCATACGCTCATTCGTAATAGCCGCAAGTTCTTCCGCAGAAGAAACTGGGACTCCTGTAATGGCAAAGTTTTTTGCTTCAGGAGAATTCATTATTTCCTGTTCAATTTCCGCCAAAGTTTTGCCAGATTGAACAAACTGCATGACATATTCATTTGGACCCGGATCGCGACCAAGGTATGTGCGATAAAACTCTCTGACCTTGTCCGGGGTCACCACGTCCGCAAAAACTTTTGAAAAATCTACGTTCGAGTCGAACGAAGTCGTGGTAGTAGGTGCCGTGTACGAAGTGGATAAAGACGTGGCTGGAGTATCAAAAGGGTTGGCTGTGGTTGTAGTGACCATCGGGTCAAACTGACCCACACCCGTGTCGGGGTCCACGTTATAAGTGTAAAGATTGGGCTGCTCGGTAGAATCAACCAACACATCAGATTGCGTGTAGTACGGTTGTTGTTGGCTAGGTTGCCCGGTATTCGGGTCAAGACCAAGGCCCGTGGGCCGTTGTCCAATAAACACCTGACGCCCCACCGTGCCCGAGCCGCTAACGCCGCCGGTTAAGCTTTGACCCTTGTCCTGTAAAAATCGCGCAGTCGCTTGAAACGCCCCGCCCGACTGACTAGCGGGATTTATTAAATTTGCAAGGCGGCGGAATCTTTCAAGGTTGGTTTCGTTGTAATTGGTTTGGGTTGCAAAAGTATCATCAACAACAAAGTCCTTGTTTGGGTCATTAAACAGCTGAGAAATCCACGGACTCGTATTGTCTTTTGTCGCTTTAACAAACCACTCGTAATCCGTTAGGCCGTCATATTTTTTATCACTAAAAAGACCTAAGTCATTTAGAAAATTGATAAATTGTAGGTTAGATGCATTGGGGTCTATTCGTACCAAACCATTTTCAATTGTCAGATAATCCGGTAAAGCTTTCGTATTGGCTCCGCCTTGATAACCTGCCGCCAGCATTGCTGCCCGCGTTTCAGGAGGTAATGCGGCCAGCTGTTCAGCTGTCAAAGTAATATTCCCAAAAGGCCCCGCAACGACACTTCCCGCAAACGTATTCCCACTTTGTAAATCGTCTAACGCGCCGGTCCTGCTATTAACCTCATCATATACTTCTCCGACAACACCACCGCCCGTTTGCATATAACGAGGCGCGTATGCCCCAATCCCAGAACTCATACTCGCCCTATTCATCATAGAATCTATCCGTAATATTGCATTGGTCGAAGATTTGCACTCTCATCTTCCCAATAATCTGATGGCAACTGAACAAAGTTACCCTGGCGGTATCGCATCAACGCCTGTGTCGTGCTGTCTACCAAGTCATCATACTCCCCATTAGGGAATGCCGCACACTCTTCTATCACATCGTGCGCCCAAGACTCATCCGGTGCCCAAATCATCCCACTTTCAAAAAGGGGAGAGACACTGTGTACCCGCGATACCTTATCGTTACCACGACTCGGCGTAAAGTTTACCACAGGGATGCCCATATTCCGCAATTCATGGGTCAAAGGCATACCACTCGCCTTTGCCTCAATAATAACCGTCTCAGGCTCCCAAAATTTGTAGGATTCCATCGCAACTTGCTTCAATTCAGGGAAATCCCAGCGCCCTTTCTTTGCATCCAGCAAAATCAGGCCCGCGACCGTCCCCTCTTCTGGATAAAACACGCCCCACGTCGTGATTGCACTGTAATCTGCCCGGGTATTCTTGGAAAAAGCTGTGTCGTAGCTCTGAATCACATACTGCAGCTGCGGAATCTGGTCTTTATCCCACACATTCCACCACTCACGCTTGATAATCGCGTTCTCATCACCCGTTGGGTTCTGCTGGTACTGCGCATTCCATTTCGGTAGCGGAATCGACGCCTTTACCGCCTGCATTTCCTCAAAAGACCAGAACTCAGGCCACAAAGGTTGCCCCGAAGGCATCTCCATCGGGAACTCAATGACCTCCCAGTTGTCCGCTAACTCGTCCCGACCCTGTGCCCGGATCAATTGACCCGTCAAATCCTTCTCAGACCACCTTGTCATCACCACAATGATGGCCCCGCCCGGCTGCAAACGCTGTCGAGGACCGCCCGTGTACCAATCCCACGCATCATCAAAGCCGTTTAACGACATCGCCGTCTGCTCAGAGTGCGGATCGTCAATAATGATCAAATCACCACCGCGTCCCGCCAAGTTTGAGCCCACCCCCACGCCGTAATACATGCCGCCACGGGCCGTGTCCCAGCGGCCAGAAGCCTTGGAGTCCGCAGAAAGCGCCGCGTCAGGAAAAATTTCAAGATATTCATCACGTTCAAGAAGGTTTTTAATTTTTCTACCAAAATTGACCGCAAGCTCCGTGGTGTGCGTAGCCTGGATAATCTTCATCGCAGGGTTTTTACCGATCATCCACGCCGGGAACAGGTAGCTGGCAAACTCGGACTTGGTGTGTCGCGGCGGCATGTTGATAATCAGCCGCTTCAAATCGCCACTGGCCACCCTTTCAAGCTTCTCCGCCATAATCTTGTGGTGCCTACCCGCAATGAACTCGGGCCACATAGAACGAACGAAGGTCAGATAGTTGTCTTGACACGCTTCAACCTGCTCAATCTGAGCCAAACGGTACTCAAGCTTGAGCATTTTCTCTTCGGCTTCGTCTTCTGAAATGCGTTCAAGAGACATAAATCGTCCTGCACATAGAACATTTAGTTATAAACATGTATGCGATCCCGTAGGTTCTCAAATTTTAAAAATTTTTTGAGGCTCTGGGACTCCTATACGCTTAATTTTTATCACCCTACCACACTAAAAAGCCTTTGCTTCCCCTTTACGGGTTTTTTCCAAAAAAATCATATGGTTTCACCACGGTGTTGTTTGTAAGAAACATGCACCTTGACTCAGCTTGCTAGGCCGGGCCGCGAACGCGAAAAAATGCAGCTGCAGCCGGGTCCGGGGCAGCTGGTGACGCGCTCCGCAGCCGGGCCCCATGGGCCCCGGATAACTTCCCCAAATGTGCATTTAAGACAGTTGACACACCCGCAGCCGGGCGCAGCTGGCAACCGGCGCAGCGGGCACGATTCCCGCGCCATGGCCCGGGGCAAAATGCCCCCGGCAGCCGGACCACGCAGCCCGGTACGTTCTGGGGGCAGCATCGGGCCCGGACCACGGGCCAGCTGTTACGGTTACGCTGCAAACGTGAGAAAACACTTAAACGCGCAGCCCGCATGGTTGTGGAGTTTGTCACTCCCTGGGCGAGACTCACTTTTTTTTCTGGCACGATTCATGCGTTAGGCAAAAAAAACCCGGCTGCTGCCGGGTTAAATTCAGCTGCGCAGCGGGGGCGCTAATCAATCCAAACTAAAACGTTCGGCTTAAATTCTCGGCCATCGCTAGTAGACCATTCAGTGCTACACCAGAACGTAGCCGGGCCAAATTGATCAGCGCGGTTGTAATGCTCTCGGATGTACCAGTGAGCGGATTCCGGCTTGCGCTTAAACCATTCCCCCTCGCGTAGTTTTCGCAATTCGACTTGCCTCATAATTTTAACTCCCAAAGTGTCGCGGCATCATCGCCGCGCTTGCAGCGTATCGTATACGCGGGGCAAAAAAAACCCGGCTGTTGCCGGGTTAAATTCAGCTGCGCAGCGGGGCGCTAATTCCCCCCGCAATTCCGGCAGCGGGGGTAATCATCATACCCGCACTCTGTGGTGTACGTGCCCGCTTCGGCACTGGGGGCAGTGTAGCCGCAGCCCCAGTCACAAATCCATTTGTGCCCCCGTTCCCGGGCCTTCGCTTCGATTTTTTCCCGTTCTGACGGGGGCGCTGCCAGAACAACCGTTTGCCAAATAACGCTCATGATTTCAATTCCCAAAGTGTAGGCGGGGGCAGGCTATCGAAATAGGCATCTAGCGCAATTTGGAAAGCGTACCCGTATCGCTTCATCATTCCCCCGTAGGTAAAGTGAGACGTGCTCACAATGGGGGATTGACGTTTTACGTGATCAATATAAACCCGCACGGCTTTTTCTAATTCCTCCGGGCTCGGGTTATCTTTTCGGGGAACCATGGGGAACGGGTCAAAAACGTCTCCGGGATCATGATCTTTTTCGTCATACTCCCGAGTCATGATGCAGCTCCTATCACGTCCGGGTTATTGACAACAAAGTCATAGCCCGCAGCCGGGGGCCATAATGCCGGGCCTTTAGCCCGCAGCCCGATAACGCAGCCGGGGGTAAATGCGTTCGCGATATCGTCTCTGTCACCGTCTATCACGGGGCGCGATTTGAAAAACCGGGGCAGCCCGTGACGGAACACTACCGCGATAGGCGCGTTAGTCCGGAAAGCTTTTCGGTTCTGATTAGCGAATCTAGGGCTGCCGGAATAGCTAAAAATCAATTGGTAGTTTTCGGGGGTTTTATCCAAGCGATAAACGGTCTTGGTGTAGTCGATAAACTGAATACCCGCGAATTCCCCGCCCATATCGATATGGCGTTCCCATGGGATATCGCTCAAAACGTTTAGCCTAACAGCTGGACGGGCTCCGCTGCGCTCGCACGTTTTAAGAAAATTGTGTAATTCCCGGCGCAGCTGCGCGATGAATTCCGGGCGCTGATTAAGCCAGTATTCCGTTTTAGCCATACGCCCGCTGCGCACGTTTTCAAACTTGCCCCGCCCGGCTTCTGATAAACAGGTATCTAGGCAGCCCGCTGCCTTCGCGCCCGGGCATAACTCATTGGTGGGGTATAGACTCAGCCCGGCATAACGGAACGGGGCAGCCCGGTTAGTTTTCGCGAGTTTAGTGTTACCCCCGCGCGTATCTAAAAGCATTCGCATTTATTCATTCTCCCATTGTGCGCAGCCGGTAGGGCTGCGATATGAGAATGATCCCATATCCCCGGGCATAAAAAAACCCGGCTGCTGCCGGGTTAATTTTTGCGCTGGTGGGGGTTTAAGCTGCGGTAGCGATTCGCTGCCAATCGCTGCGGGGCAAATCTAGCACCCGGCTGCCGCGCTGTTGCCATGTATCGACGTTATCAGCTGCGGCATTGTGCGCCACTGCAGTGACCGCGTTTACCATGGTTGCCCGGCTAAGGGGCTGCCCGGCATAGCCCGGCTGACCCATGGTCTGCAACAGCCCGTCCAAAACGCTGCTGGTTTCCGCCTTGGTCAATTTCATGACTGACCCTAAAGCTTCGACGGCTGCGTTAGGGCTGCCTTCTACGCGATCCTGACCAGCTGCCTTCATTTTTTCGAGCATTTCATCAAAGCTTTCGCGGCTGGCAAGATGAGCGCAGTTATCCCGGAATTTCAGCTGCGTGGCGCGGTTGTCAGCATCTTTAGCTTCATCCGTTAGGATTTTAGCCTGATCAGCGTCCCCCCGGGCACTAGTGATGTGGTTCTGGCGCAGCCAATTGGGGCTTTGCAATCCGTTTAAGCAGACCAGCGTCCAGAACATCTGACCCAGCACAATGGCGGAGTCGCCAATTTCGCTGTTTTTCATCATGACACCCAACGCCATGGTATCCCCCACCGCTGCACCTTCGCCCGTGATCACATTCGACTTCAGGCGCACGTACATCGCCCGCTCAGTGACTGTGGCATTTTGCACCTGCCACTGGGCGTCGGAGTCCATTAGCTGCGGCAGCGTTGCCTCCAGCAAATGATGGTTGTCAAAGGTTTTAAACTTTTCCGACACTACGCCGCGCAGCGTCCCCGTGTTAGGGCCTTCCGCGAACGTGCGCAGCATATGCACTTTCGCTTCCTTCAGCCAGATGGCGTTAATCAGCTGATCCCACTCGCTGCTGTAGTCCTGCTGCAGCCGCCGGGCGGTGCGGACATCGATGGCCGCCTTCTGAGCAATGTGATCAAACGCTACGCTGTTGGCCGTCAGGATTTGCGTCGGCATTCCCCCGGTCTGTTCTAGAATCACCTTGCTCACCTTAGTGCCATCGCCCCGGTCAGCTGTTGCCAGCTGCAGCTGGTTTGTAGGCGCGAGCAAGTCTTGAGACGCAGCCGCTTGAGATTGCACTTTCTGCAACAGGGCAGCCAGATCACCGCGCTCATTTTCGATTGTCATAGTCATAGTTTTTTCTCCCAAAGATATGGCGACATTGCCATCCATTCATATTACGGGTGTTTACACGCAGCCGCAATTGTTTTTTTTAAAAGAGCAATGCACAAAAAACCCCGCCGAAGCGGGGTTGGTTTTTACCAGCCGAAGCTGACACCGCAAGTTTCTAAAACACTGTAATCATCAAGCGATAAACCAGCGGCCTTCAAAGCATCTAACCCGTCTTGCTTAGTCTTAAACGGAGTATCCTCGCCTTGCTTAAAATGCTCTTTAAGCTTGGCGTACAAGGCCTTCCGCTCATGACGCTCGATTCGTACCCCCGTCTCATAATCGCCCCCACGATAAAACTTAGGGCTGATGGTGTAGTACGTATCAGAGTGATAGATGTTAGTCATTGCTTTTCTCCCAAAGTGAAAATGAATTGTTTTTGAGAAATTGCCATCCGATAGCGGACTCGCGTCTCGGTGATAGGCCAG